ATGAACTAGCAGAAGGATATTTGTTGTATGATAAGTATTCTAACTGGTCAAAACAAGTCGATAAAACCATAGAATCATTTGCCTTAAACATCCTGGACTTAAAACGCAAAGGATACAAGATCGGCGCCTTTGCAGCCTCAGCCAAAGGCAATACATTGCTAAACTCCGCTTCGATCAACACGGACATCATTGATTACATCGTGGACGAAACGCCGGAGAAGATCGGAAAGTTCTCTCCAGGTACAGGCATTCCGATTGTGAACAAAAACAGATTGGTGAGCGATCCACCTGATTATTTGGTAATCCTATCCTGGAACTTCAAAGAGGAAATCATGGAGAAACTAAAACAGATTTACTCAGGCAAATACATCATCCCGATTCCTTCATTTCAAATACTAGATTAATGAGTTTAGAAGAATTAGCGGCCAAACATTTTCCGTTTAACACGACATGTCCGCACAAACGTAAGAAAATAATTTACCAACGGGAGGCCCTTGTTAATGATTTGAAAGATTGGTACATTAGAGCACATATTGACACTACCAGTTTAAATAAGGAAGTATCAGTTAAATACGTTAGCAAACAGGAAGAAAAATGATTACTGACTATTTAGAGATTATCAGTTTAAGTACCGCCAAGAACTATTTGCGCATCGATGATTCATTGACGGCCGATGACGAGCTGATCGAATCGATGATCGATGCGGCTTTAGCCTATACGGAGAGCTACACCAATCATATTTTGGTGGAACAGAACAAGACCTATTACGGCAATAACGATCCCTGGTTTTGCGCTTCCAACGTATATGATATCTATGATTTTCCTATTGTGTCGGTGATCGATCCGGTCAGTACGGACGACTATACTTTTAAAACCTTCAATACGAAGACCAGGTACAACACGCAAGCCGAATCAATCGGGCTGAACTTAGGCTATGAGGCGGTAGCGGACATTCCTCAAGCCTTCATTCAATCGGCTTTAGCAATCTTGCAAGTCTGGTACTATAATTCAGAGAAACAGCAAAGCGATACCTTGATTCCTTATTCGGTTAAACAATCCTTGAACCCTTACAGACGTTTCCCTTTATTCTGATGATAGCCAGAGAATACAACAAACGGATATCGGTCTACCAGGTAGAAGAAGTTCCAGATGGATACGGAGGATATACGGTGCAGAAAACCATCTTGTCTGAATCGTGGGCCAAGCTCGTGAACGGTTCAACGGCAAATCAGCGGGCCACTACATTAGGGATTACCGATTTATATGAACCGTTACTATTTAAGCTAAGAGCCAGGTTAGACTTGCCCTATAACGGCCGGAATTTATCATTAAGTTATCAGGGAGAGGACTACGTAATTAAATCGATTACTGATGTGAGCGAATTTCACCGCGAGATCGAGATTTTATGCACGAAAACCATTCCTGAAAGTGTGCCATTAATAATCATGACCACCTGATGAAAGTAAAAGGAGTGGATAAACTATTAAAACAGTTAGAGGCTTTCGGCAAGGACGGCGCAAAACTGGCCGCAGGAGAAACGGAAGCGGCGGCAAGGGATATTTCAGCTACTGCCGTACGTAACGCTCCTGCCAACTTCGGCAAACTGCGTCAAGGCATCCAGCCCGAAAAGATCAGTAAATTAACATGGGAAGTGCAGGCAATGGCGGCTTATTCGGGGTACGTGGAATTTGGAACAGGGGCTAAAGTCAGCGTCCCCAAAGAAATGCAGGATCAGGCCCAGGCGATCAAAAACCAAAGCAAAGGGAACATTGATGACGCGCTGGACAGTATAAAGGACTGGTGCAGGGCCAAAGGGATTGACGAGCGGGCGGCGTGGCCGATCTTGATGAGCATACTGGACGAAGGATTAAGGCCGCGGCCTTATTTATGGCCAGCGTTCAAAGTTGGATCAGAAAAATTTGTAAAGAATTTGAATAACGCAATTGATATATTAACCAAAAAGCTTAATTCGGCAAAATAGATATGGATGAAGTTTGGAAAGATGTAGTTGGATATGAAGGATTATATCAGGTAAGCAATAAAGGCCGCGTTAAAAGCCTTGAGAGAACAGTTCAAAATAACTCAGGGTTACAATTACTAGATGAAAGGATAATGAAGTATTATTATTCGCCTAGAGGATATGTATTTCTTATACTTAGAAAAGACAACAAGTCAAGCAATAAATATATTCATAGACTAGTTGCAGAGGCTTTTATAGGCAATACTGATCTACAGGTAAATCATATTAATGGTATAAAACAAGATAACAGTCTTGAAAACCTTGAATTTGTTTCCAATAGAGAGAATAATTCACACCGATATCATAAAGAAGGTCATTTGACTGGTGCTCATTTTAACAAAACGGCCAACAAGTGGCAATCTGCTATAAAGATTAATAAAAAGAATATCTCTCTCGGTTATTTTGATTCGCAGGAAGAGGCTCATAATGCCTATAAAAAAGCCTGTATTGATTATAATGTAACCAATAAATACATGACAAGCTATGCAAGGTAACCCGAATAAATACTTACGAAAAGCGTTTTTTGACGTGCTGAACAACATCAGCGTTTCGGGGAATGTGATTCCTTGTTTTGACGAGCGCGTTACAGGCACTACCGTACCGAAGCATTACATCTTACTTTCCACCCAAAACAAGCGCCAAAACAAGTACACCAAATGCAACGACCGCTGGAATGTGGATATCTTAATCGACATCGTGACAACCTATCCAGCCACCGGTAACACGGGGAGCAAATTGCTGGCCGATGATATTGAGGAGCAAGTTATTAATCTGGAAGAAACTATTATTTTATCAGGAGGTTATAAAATTAACCAAAGAGAATTAGTATCTTCGGACAGCCTACCGACAATAGGCACCACAACAAATGTATTTAGACAACTCATTCGTTTTCAATATTTTTTAACTCAATAAAATGGCAGAAGAATACGTAGAGGGCAAAGACCTCATTTTGTACAAATGGAACACGGTAGATACCGAATGGGAGCCCGTAGCTTGTGCGACGGACAACTCTTTTGAAACTACCCTTAACTTCTTGGAATCGATCACCAAGTGCGACGAATCCACTCGCCGCCGACCGACTTCGAAGAATTACACATCTTCAATTAGCGGATTAGTGTCAACCAAAGCTTCTCAAATTTCCGGCAAAGTGTATTCAGATATTTTGCAGGAGGAAGCGGATAACATGACCAAATCCTGGTATGCGATCTACACGCCGGAAGTAACCGACAAAACCTTCGAGAAGTATTTCGAGGCCTACATCAATTCGATCAGCTTTGCAGCAGCCAGAGAGGACAACATGACATTTGATGCCGAACTAGCCATTGACGGCGACGCGGTGAATACAGATCCATTTGCAACTACTTAATTGATCTATGGCGATACATACGGTAAAAACGGAAGATAAAGAATACGTCCTGAATTTCAACAGCTATGCAGTCATGCAGGCGTTTAGAAAGTACGGTGCAGAAGGATTAGCTACGGTGACTAGAAATGATCTGAATTTTGACATGATCAAATTTGGGATGAGTGAGAACGGATCGGTAACGGTAACTGATGCAGAAGTGTACAAGTTTATTGATGGCATCGGCGGCGTGTTTGGCGAACAGTTCACAGGCGACTTAACGAACTGGGTACTGGAAGCGTTCAACATCCCTACGACCGAATCAAAAAAAAAGGAAGAAGCAGCGTAGCGTTTAACTTTGATAAAGAAATCTTCGGATGTTGCATTGCTGAAATAGGGATGTCAATATCCGATTTTTTTTTATGTTCGTTTCAGGAATTGGTCATTTTGATTGAGGTGTACAGGCAAAAGGAGAAGAAACAATGGGAACACACTAGAATGATAGCGTATTGCAACATGGTCGCTAGCTGGCAGAATCCGAAAAAGAAACCGCCTACCATTGAGCGGTACATGCGGCTGGATGTGGACGCGGAACAATCGGAGGAATACGTGGAACAGGCAATGAACAGACTCTATCGGTTACAGTCCGAATACGCCGAAAAGGTAAGACTTAAAAACATGGTGAACTAATGGCAGCAGAAATAAAAGTAGGCATCGGGGCGGATGTGAAGGGTCTTGAAAAAGGACTTGCGACCGCTGAAAAAGACATCAAGGCTTTTGACGTGGCAGCGACCAAATCGCTGCATAACTTTGAAAAGCAGGCGATCAAGTCCACAAAAGCGGTCGGCGTCAATTTTCAGGGCACGTCTAGAGTCTTATCGGATGCCGCTTTCGGTCCGGGGGCGATTGCCAACAACTTAGAGGCTTTAGGCCGTGAGTTTGGGGACTTGTCCCGGGCTGCAAAAGAGTCTGGGCAATCGATCGGTAAAACTTTAATCCAATCGCTGGCAGGCGGAGGGGGGTTGAACTTAGCCTTGGGCGGGCTAACACTGGCCTTATCCTTAGCTTCGTTTGGCATGGGGGCATGGACGCGCGCTTTTGGAACGAATAAGAAAGCGGTAGACGACACGAAGAAGTCAACCGAAGATTACATTAAGAGTCTGTCGCAAATCGAACAGGCGCAGTTAAAAGGCGCGCAAAACGCACAGGAAGAATTAGCTGGACTACGTATTTTGTTTGCAGCCTACCAGGACGGCAACCAGCCGTTAAAAGAACGCAAGGAAGCCTACAAACAACTGCAAGACAAGTATCCGGCCTACTTTGCCAATCTTCAGTTCGAGGAAGGCGCAGCAACGAAGACCAAAGATGCCTACAACCAATTAACCTCGGCCATCTTAGCGACCGCCAGAGCCCAGGCAGCTAGAGCATTGATCGGAAAGAACTCTGAGACTCAACTCGAAAACGACCAAAAGATCTTAGACATTGAACGTCAACGTTTGCCTTTAATCAAACAAGGTGCGGAGCTGCAAAAGAAACTGACCGCTTTACAAAAAGACACTTCCGGATCAGAAGCCCGAGCGGCGATTGCCGAACGGGTGGCTAGACAATTACTGGACATTCAGAACCAGATTGCCCTCAGCATTCAGTCGACGAACGAACTGAAACTGCAAAACAACCGCTTAACGGACGAGAACATTCGCCTAGAGAAAGAAGCGGTAAAGAACGTGGTGAACGAGGTGAAGGAAACGGAGAAGGTAAAAAAAGTTCGTCAAGAAATCATTAAAGACCGCGAAAAAGAACTGAAAGGAGGCTTCAGTATTCAGGATCAAGTGTTTATTGAAGGGTTTAAAACGCCGCCGATCGACACGTCTTCTTTGCAAATCGCAAACGATCAGATCGCCAACCACTTTCGGGAGATGAAGGCGAAGTTTCAACTGGCTGGTCAAGAACTGGCCGAGCAAAATGCGATCATTGCGCAAGGCTTTCAGGATGCTTTTGAAGGGCTAGGAGAAGCTTTAGGTAACGCTTTAGCCAAAGGAGAAAACCCGATCAAAGCGGCAGGCGCAGCCATATTAGGCGCAATGGGAGGTGTTTTGGTTCAATTCGGAAAATTAGCCATTAAGGCAGGGATCGCGTCTTCTGCATTGGGGCAAGCTTTAACGAATCCTTGGAATCCGGGATCAGGAGCCGCTGCCATCGCGGCGGGGGTGGCATTAGTGGCGATCGGATCGGCGGTGAAAGCCTTTGCCGGAGGACTCGGCAAAAGTGCTTCCGGATCAGCAGGCGGAAATACCGGCGGCGGCTCATTTAATCCGGGCGTTTCCTCTGGCTTTAACCCTTCGTCACCAGAAGCAGGAGGCGGCAGTTTCCAAACGGTATTTATTCCACAAGCCACGATCAAAGGAAGTGACATCGTAATCGCATACAACAGACAAACAGGCTTAAACTCTAGATCAGGCAGATAATGGCATCATGGATCATCGATCAATTTAAAGTTAAACCAAGCGGATTTCTAGCTGATTGGCGTTGGGCCCGAGTGTTGACGGATGAGAACGGAAACGTATCCACTCAGCCCGTACCAGGAGAGCCCTTTCCTAATTTGTGCATCTCTCAATACAACAAAAAAGACCGCCGGTATGCCAACGATCAGTTGATTACGGAATATTGCAACCTGGATACGTTTACCAACTACCGTATTTATGCACAGGATTGTGCTCCGTTTGCCTATGCGCAGACGGATTTGAAC